GAAGGGATGTGTACCATTTTGTACTCTTTTGTTTTGGTTTTCCTTTTGCCATTCACCATCAGTGAATCGGTGTTTTCCTTCCCCAACCAGTTTTTTTTGTATACTACCACCCAGAAAAATGTGTTTTCCCTCCGCCACCAGTCTACGTTGTGTTTCACTACACGATAAACGCTGTGTTTCTCTTGTGGCTTCCTCTTGACTGATTTGACCAGATAAACCTTTATAAGCAACCTCATCTTCCCATTGACCATATTGTTCCCACAACTTTCTATGGGATTCAGCATGTTCCTCTATAGTGAGTTCCACTAAGTTGGATGGATCATCAGATCCACCCATATGCCGAGGAATGATATGGTGTTTATGCATCTTACTTTTCGTACTTGGTTCCAGCCGCAGCATGGAAACGTGCGTGATCGAAACGCGGATTCGATTGAGCAAAGATCATGGCATGATGATTAGCCATTTCTTGACGCTTCGATGCATCCGGGATAGCCTTCAGTGTATCAGCAACCATTTGGAAATGCTTGCGTGACATTGTGGCTTCACCAAGGTGTTCTACAGATTTCTTGACTTCCTCAGTCTTTAGGCAGTCCTTCTTGACCATCTTCTTGACCAGGTCCTTATCTTCCTTCTCGTCCGGATGGGCTTCTTCCTCGACAACTTCTTCTTGTCCAACTAGGTTGCGGGCGATTTCTTCCTTCTTGGCCGCAAGGTGTTCATGAACACGGTCATGAATAGCAGCATAAAGGGCTTCGCGTGCCTTAGCCGCATCATCGGCTTGCATATAATCTATGATCTTACGAGTATCCATTTTTCTATCTCCGTTATGGGTATGTTATTTATAAGAGTTTGTTTACTCTGGACAATAGTGATCGTTCTCTGAGATTCAGATCACCCGTTTCTTCATTCTTACTGCCTGTTTTCTGTGCCGGCGGTGGTTCCTCTGGTTGCATCTGCGTCAGCATTTGTTGCTGCATGACTTGATTAGCAACTTCCGTAGGAACACCCAGACCCATCTTCTTTTCTTCTTCAATCTCTCTATCAATCTGAGCGATTTCATCATCAGTTAGACGGAGAACATTGCGACGAATAAATGCCTGTGAGAAATAACGACCGGTATAAGGATCCACAGCACTCAGTAGCATCATGCGTTCCTTCATCAGTTCCGCATCTTTGAGTTCCGAGAAGTTATTATCTTTGATGAAGTCATAGTGAATGAACTCTTTGAACTCATCGAATTCTTCAGCAGTACAGATACCCTTCAATACACACTGTACCCGTAGAGCCTGATCAAAGAGTTCCGTGAATTTATTGCGCAGACGATCCACAAACTTGGCAAACTTCAGTTCATCCCGTGTGATTTCCGATGCACGACCCAGTGTAAATCCTTGTGCCGACTCTAAGCGAGACACTGGAACATTCAGTGATGAGTACAGTTTCTTCTGGAAATACTTCACATCTTCCAGTTCGCCCAGATTTTGACCACCAGGCAATGTAGTGATTTCCGTACCCTTACCACCTTCGCGTCGTGGAAGCCAGAAGTCCTCCATCATCGACAGGAACTTACGATCATCCCGTACCTCACCCGTATTGGCATCATAGACCAGCTTATTCTTGTACTTGACCATGATATCTCGGAGATATTGTTCAGCCTTCAGTTTTGGCAGATTACCAACGTCGATATAGAAAATGCGACGTTCCGGTGCCCGAGAAATACGATAGATAACTGTTGCATCCTCAATCATTCTAAGTTGATTGAGCGGCTTGATGGCTTTATGTAGATATGATAGAACCACTGCCCGACGAGCATCCATCAGACCAGAGTTGATATTGATTATGGAATCCTTGGTGATACGAACACCCATAGGACCATAGTTTGATTGTGATCCTGAGATTGCCTTGTCGTTGTAAATGTAGTATTCGTTGACAACATTCATCAGATCCACACCAGTTCTTGGATCCTTTTCCTTTTTGATTTCGCGGATCTTACGGATCTTACGCGGATCAATATAACGCAACTCTTGAATGCCGGCGGAAGGATTCTCACGATCCACTAGAATATGATAGAACAGTCGGCCATCCACGTAGTATCTGCGGAAGATATCGTGTGCCATACTGTTATAGTTGAGTAATTTTTGAACGGTAGCAAATTCTGCTTTGATGGACTGCTTGATTTTGTCTGGTGTCTTTAGATCATCCAGCACGATCTTGATATTCTTTCCATCATCATCTTGTACGATGGCTTCATTGATAACATCATCAATTGCCGATTCTATTTCCGGCTGCATGGCCATTTCACGATAACGGGAAATGAGTTCTACGTCATTCTTGGCGGTACCGTCAAGATCAACATACGTTCCGTAGTATGCTGCTGAGGTAATAGTGAGTGCGCCATCCTCATTATTTGGTGGCGTAAAAGAAGGAGAGGCTGTCTTATCTTCCTCTTCCTTGTTTTTTGCGATTGTGAATCCAAAAAGGCTAAGTGCCAAAATGCGCTCCTTTGATAACTATCAAAGAGGAAGCCCGAAGGCTTCCTCATCCATGAATATGATTCAATCTCAGATTAGGTTGTCGAATCCGAGGTCCAGTATTGGTACACAAAGTCAGCGGTATATTCTTCAATATTGTCGGTGTCCCAAGTCAAATCAATCTGACTCAGGTTAGACGGGAAAAGACCAATGAAGTTATATTCTTTGATGATGTCTCCTGCCTTACCATATTGAGTAACCGTCGCATCTGTGGCATACTGAAGTGCTGAGAGTGCTGCCGGACTACGAACATTCTGTGAGTGGCTATTGATTGAATCCATCCAGCTTTCCAGCGCGCGACGAACCATAAAATCTTCGTCATTGATGATGGTAAGTGGAAGATTCGGAAACACTCGCTGAGTTCCGGCAAGTTTCACTTCACGACCGAAGTAGTAAAGCGAAACGTGGTTGACATTAGATTCCGGGATCTGGGCGGTCTTTGCCATGAAAGTCAACTTCTGACTTGCTTGGGCAGCACCGAGGAAAGCCGGCATGAACATGCTCACCTGGAACAAGTTCACGCGGGCACCGTCTCCCAACATATTTGATCTGAATTCGTCTACATTGAATGCCATGTTTTCTTTCTCCTATTATTGCTTAGTTATTTATAGTGTACGTTTTTGATTAACCAGTGATTTCACTGAACGACACACCAGTTCTAACAGCAACAAAGTTTAGCTGGATAAAGTTGATGGAACGAGCCGGCTTAACATAAATGTCACCAACGAACTGATTCGAATCAACAACTTGCGGTGTGTTATTGGTGCTATCGCAAACAACCTTGTAGTCATAGATACCACGGCGACCCTTGACGTTACGCAGGAATGGTTCTACCATCGCAACGAACTGGGCTTGCGTGAAGGCATCGTTGAATTCGAACAGTGAATACTTCGAAGCCAGAGCGATTGACTTTTCCAGAACAATGAACAGACGGCGAACATTGATACGGTCGAATGCTGAAGGCTTGGACTGAAGCGTCTTGTCGCCAAGAAGCAACGTTCCTTGACCTTGCTGCGAAACAACCGGATTGACACCCATCGGATACAGCACATCCCGAGCAGTTTGATCCGGATTCCATGCCAGTTTCACCACGTTCTTGATAGCTCCGCGGTTGTAACCAGCAGGACTCCACCATGGATCACGTACTGTATCAGTGTTCACGCACAGACCGGCGATATCAGCATTCAGAGGAATCCAACGATATGTGTTGTTGTACTTGTCGAACTGGTACTTCCAGCCCGAATCAGCAACCACATACGAAGAAGAACGCGAAAGAGCAGCCAGCCAGTTGGTGATATTTGTTGTTTCGAATCCAGCTTGATTGATAACATTAGCTGAAGGAGGCGAAACGAATACTACGCAATCCTTACGGGTCGTTGCGATATTATCGATAACCCATTGTTGCGCTGTAACATCAGCAGCACCGGTAACAACCAGGGAGATATCCACAACATCCTTGTTTACGAACTGTCCGTATGCAGTGATCAGATCAGCATCCGTCACAGCAGCATCAGTTCCACCAGCAAGTTCCACATCAACATAACCTGCGACTGAACTGGCACGAACGAACGTGGTAGCACTGGATTGTCCCCATGTTGCACTGGTATTCGCAAAGTCAACCGGAGCCATGGCTTGAATGTACTTGGAGTTCTGGAAAACCACATGCTTGTAGTAGTTTGAGTTACCAAGTGAATCGGTAGCATCGATAGCCTTTGAGACAAACGGGAAGGCTTCCAGCACTGTTCCCTTTGTACCGGTGAACAATCCACCAGCATCAACCACAACAATGTGCATAAGGTCGTTCGAACCACCAGCAGCAAGCACTGAATCCGAACTTGTAGGCGTACCGGAGAATGAGTTCTTATACGTCCAAGCATTGAACTGCACGGTATTAGCTGAGTCGAATACCTGAACATCCAGCGAGTTGCCCAGTGCGCCAGGGTAACGTGCTACGAAAGCGCCGTAGGTATTTGTATCAATCGTTAGATATGAATACTCATACACATCAGCATTGGCGATTTGAACCGAACCTGCTGCAACATTTGCTGTAGCATTGTAGGTTTGTGTGTTAGCC